GTGCTAATTCTATAACCATTGATGCATCTACACCTGCTGCACCAACAATACAAATTGGATCTGTTGGTTTTGCTACAAACACATGGCCAATTAGTATAACAGGTAATGCTGCTACTGCTACTACTGCTACAACCGTTTCTAATGGATCTATTACAGCATCTAAATTAAATGGTGCTCAAACTGGATCTGCGCCAATTTATGGTGCCCGTGGGTTTTCCTATTCAACACATACTCTAAATAGTAGTGGAGCTGAGATTGATTCGACAATTCAAAATGGACACAATATTGCAAGAATAGAATATCTAGGTACTCCGGGTAAGTATAATATATATTTTACTACACCCATGGATAATCTAAATTATTCTGTTTTTTGCCTGTGTTCTATAAATGATTACAATATGTGGGCACGAGAACTATTTAATAGTAGAACTACATCCAAATTTATGATACAATGTGTATATCAAGAGGGATATAATACATATGTAGGATCACCCACCGCCCTAAATATTGTTGTTTTTGCATAATTTTATAAATAACAATAATGGAACCTCCTACTACGTTACTACAAAAATTCTTCGAGAGTGGATGGATCATTCCATTAATTGGTGCTGGCGGTATGATAGCCCGTTTACTATCTGCTGACACAACCTTTACATTAAAGCAGCAAATAAAGAAAATAGTTACGGCATCTATTGCATCTACTATTACTTGGTTTATGCTTGAACAAACTGATATGCCATCATTATATAAAGCTGTTATATATGGTGTTATTGGTGTTATTTCTCCAGAAATGATTTCCGGTTTAATTAAATTAGCAAATAAATTCGAAAAATATCCTCAAAGATTTTTTACAAGATTCCATTAATTATGAGTAAACAAGTTTTAATATTTCTTTTGGCAATTATATTTGGGTTGTTTACCTATGCTGGATATAAAAATGTTGTTGTGACTGATTCAGAAATAACACAGGAAATTCAAGAAACTCATAAATTAGCTAATGAACTTAGTGTAGCATATGTTTGGTATGATATAACAATCGGAGATATTATGGCTAGATATGCATCAGGACCTATTCCAAAAGATGAAATGATTGCACAAATAGAAATCGGAAAAGGCATATGCCATAATCATTTAGTTACATATGCTAAATCGTGTAAATCCTATGAAGTAACTTCCATGTCTATTTTATATTCTCAGGATTCTATTATTGATGAATCTATAAACAATATAATAAACAGTTCTGATGATACTGCAGCATTAGATGCTAAAATAACAGCTTTATATAATAAAACACGATCAATTTTAGAAACATTAAATTCTATTATGGTGACTCGATTAAGATACATGGACTGTCTTAATGATAATATACAAAGGGATAATGCACATATTAGAGGGTATTTGATTAATACATGGACAATGACTTTAGTATTATTTGTTGCATCCTTCATGAAACTCAAAAATTTAAAATCACCATATCATCCTCATAAACCACATAAAAAACCTGTAGTCACAACTATATAAATAAGAATATGAACAGAAATAACGCATATATCACAAGTGTTCTACGAAACATTAATTCAGCTCTTCGATATGAATCTGTGGATGCCAATTATAATTCTGGTGAATATACCCCGGATTATAATATGAATTGGGAAAATGAAAAGTCCACACCATTTACTCCATTCAAAGGTCTTCATATTGCCGTAGGAGGAACGGTTGCAATTCGAGGTGTTGATGATCTTGTAGTGAGCTTTACAGTAACGGCAGGTTGTTTTCCTTATGGTGGAATTGGTATTATTCAAGCGGGAACATCTGCGACTGGAATTGTAGCACTATTCTAATATGTTTAATCTTGGATTAGTATTAGGTATTGGATATGAGTATACCCAAGGAGGTAAAGTTATATCTCCTGAGACAATAATTTGGTTTAATGGAGTTCCTCTATTATTCGATGGTGACTATCTTACATATCTGTAAAGCATATGAGTATCAATCTTAATAGTACAGTACCAACAAAAACACCAACTATATCTCAGCGTAATCAGTTTCAGAGATCACTTGGTGTGGTTCCGTCACCTATTGCGATTACACAAGTTCCTGGTACTATTACCATACAAGGAATGACGAGCACATACACAATGGGCTCATTTCTATATGTTGATGATCCTACGGCTGTTACTGAAATAAATTTGGCTCATGTAGGCCATTGTATAATTGATGCTTCCTCAATGAGTAATCTTACAACTCTTAATTGTAGTTTTAATGCATTAACAGCTCTTGATGTAACCGGATGTGCTGCATTAAATACTCTAGATTGTGGTTATAGCGGTTTAACATCGCTTGATGTGTCTGGATGTAATGCGTTACGGTTTCTAAGTTGTAATAATAATCAATTAACAGCTTCTAGTGTAGATAATATCATTATAGATCTTAATACAAATGGTATTACTACTGGATATCTTAATTTATCTGGCGGAACTAATGCTGCACCTACATTATCAGATCCTAATGTATCTGGTGCATTAGCAAATCTAATAGATATTCTTAGTTGGTCTGTCACCGTAAACACATAATCTTTTACATATATGAGCAATATAGATCTTGGAAATGCCCCAGTAGGAAGCACACCGACTACTTTACAGAAAAAGAACATTCGTAGAGCAACCAATATATGTGAGAATCCGGTGAGCGTTGGCGCTATATCTGATAATTTTGATCCAGCATTATTTAATATAATCCAAGGACAATTTGCATTTGCTAAAGATCGTGATGCGGTAACTGATCTAAGTATTTTGGCTAATTTCAGTGCTGGTGGTAGAATTGATGCTTCCTCAATGAGTAATCTTACAACTCTTAATTGTAGTTTTAATGCATTAACAGCTCTTGATATAACCGGATGTACTGCATTAAATACTCTAAGTTGTTACTATAATTCATTAAAATCTCTTGATATAACCGGATGTACTGCATTAAATACTCTAGATTGCAGCTTTAATTCATTAACATCTCTTGATGTAACCGGATGTACTGCATTAAATAATCTAATTTGTTACTATAACGATTTAACATCGCTTGACGTATCTGGTTGTACTTCATTAAATACTCTAAGTTGTGGTTATAGCGGTTTAACATCGCTTGATGTAACCGGATGTACTGCATTAAATACTCTAAGTTGTGGTTATAGCGGTTTAACATCGCTTGATGTGTCTGGATGTACTTCATTATATAATCTATATTGTAATTATAATGCATTAACATCTTTTGCAATTGATAATATCATTATAGATCTTAATACAAATGGTATTACTACTGGATATCTTAATTTATCTGGCGGAACTAGTGCCGCACCATCTGCGGCCAGTGCTGCTGCATTAGCAAATCTCACTGCTCCACAACCTGGTGGTTTAGGCTGGGTTGTAATAACAAATTAATAACCTTGATATATATTATAATATGAAAACTGTTCACTTTGTTACCGGTCCCCCTCGTTCTTGCTCAACTCTTCTTTGCAATCTTCTTGCTCAAAATCCTAAATTTCATTCCACAGCCTCTTCTGGTCTTGTTGATCTGATTTATCCGGCACGCAAAAACTTTTCGGATGGTGGTGAATTTCGTTCAATGAAAACTCAAGATGCCGAGAATATGTTTCTTGATTGGGCGCGTGGAGGCATTCAAAATGCATTTAACTCCTTAACTGATCGTCCGATTGTATTTGATAAAGGGCGCGGTTGGAATGGGTATCTTGATCTGGTTTTTCAGATGTTTCCCGATGCAAAAGTGCTAGTTCCTGTACGAGATATTAGGGGAGTTTTATCTAGTATGGAAAAGATGCGTCGTGCTCATCCAGCATACTTTAATGCAGAGGAGAATCCTGCCACTCAGTTTACCACAATTGAACGTAGAGTACAGGCATGGTTGGCATCTCCAAAAGTTGGCATTGCCATTGAACGTCTATCAGAAACAGCATTACGATTCAAAGATAAGGTTCACTTTGTTCATGCAGAAAAACTTACATCTAATCCTCAGAAAGAAATGGATGCAGTTCATACTTATCTTGGTGAAGAAGGATTTACATATAATCCAGACAATGTTGAACAATATACATCTGAATGGGATGGTCAATGGTGGCCCTATGGTGATCATACAATTCGTTCTACAATAGCTCCTCTAAAACCAGATTGGAATGACGTGCTGGGAAAACAACTATCAGAAGCAATTAACCAAAAATTTAGCTGGGTCAATGACCTATAATACATATGAGTAATATTGATCTTGGAAGCAAACCAAAAGCTGGAGGCATAAAACCCAACGAACAACAGAAGATCCAAATTGCAAGAGCAATTCAGGGATTCAAAAGTCCAAGTTTTTTTGGTCCTATTGCTGAATATGCTCCGTTAGGATTTGATATTATTAGTGATGCCACTGGGCAGGGTTTTGCTGCATATGTAATAAATAAGAGTTCTATAGCATCTTTAGATCTATCTAATGCTAATGCTAGTGGTATGATTAATTTAGAAAATTGTACTGCATTAAATACTCTAAGTTGTTACTATAACGGTTTAACATCTCTTGATGTAACCGGATGTACTGCATTATATGATCTAATTTGTTTTTATAACGGTTTAACATCTCTTGATGTAACCGGTTGTACTTCATTAACCACTCTAAGTTGTCAGAGTAATGCATTAACATCTCTTGATGTATCTGGTTGTACTTCATTAAATAATCTAAGTTGTTACTATAACGCTTTAACATCTCTTGATGTAACCGGATGTACTGCATTAAATAATCTAATTTGTGCTTATAACGGTTTAACAGCTCTTGATGTAACCGGATGTACTGCATTAAATAATCTAATTTGTTACTATAACGGTTTAACATCTCTTGATGTAACCGGATGTACTGCATTAAATACTCTAAGTTGTTACTATAACGGTTTAACATCTCTTGATGTAACCAGATGTACTGCATTAAATAATCTAATTTGTAGTTATAACGGTTTAACATCGCTTGATGTGTCTGGATGTACTGCATTAAATAATCTAATTTGTAGTTATAACGGTTTAACATCTCTTGATGTAACCGGATGTACTGCATTAAATAATCTAATTTGTCAGAGTAATGCATTAACATCTCTTGATGTATCTGGTTGTACTTCATTATATGATCTAAGTTGTCAGAATAATCAATTAACAGCTTCTAGTGTAGATAATATCATTATAGATCTTAATACAAATGGTAATACTACTGGATATCTTAATTTATCTGGCGGAACTAATGCCGCACCTACATTATCGGATCCTACTGTATCTGGTGCATTAGCAAATCTCACTGCTCCACAACCTGGTGGTCTCGGTTGGACGGTAAGAACAAATTAATATATAAATAACTAATATATGGCAACATTCATTCAACATCCATCTTCTCAAGGAGATTGGCAAGATGCAACAGGAAATAAATTTTTCCTTCTTGAGGTCAAAGACGGTACAAAGGTATATACATCTCATCCTGAGGTTACCGGTACAGATGAGGCGTCCACTGCTACATCACTTAACCTTACAGTAGTACCGAATCCGGCATCTCCTAAGAAATTTGGATTAGGGGTTACTGGTATTAGGAAAATACCCGTACCTCGTTCAGTTACAGCTCGTCAACTTCGTTTGGCTCTTGTTGCCAAGGGAATTTCTCAAGATTCTATATCCTCTTCTATTGCTGCTATTCCTAATGCAACAGAAAAGGCAAATGCTCAAATTGAATGGGAATATGCAACAGTATTTGAACGTGCATATCCTCTTATTACTCAAATTGGTACAGCTTTAAATCTTACGAGTGATGATATTGATCAATTGTTTATTGACGCCGTTAAATTATAAACACTTAATATATTAAATACTATGCTAATTGACCTTGGAGACATCCCAGTTGGATCACCACCATCATCACCACAAGCAGCTCAACTACGGTCTGCTTTAGGAGTAGTAAATTTTCCTGGATTCGGTACTAGCCATTCAACGGCTGCATATGGGGATGATTCAAGATTTTATGATAATTTACCTTATGGTAGAATAATAACTACTACTGTTACATCAACTTTAGAAACATCGGATTTAAAACACGTTTTTTGTGTATTTGGAACCGGTGCCATTAATCCAATTCTTAATATACCTAGCGCATTTGGTGCAAATAATGATTTTTTTGCAGTATATGTTGATAAGCAGGCACTAATGTCTGGAACAAGAACGTGTTTAGTTGAACTTGGAGATTTACTTTTTACTCACCTATATACGGTTAATAATGGTGACTTTATTATTTTTAGAAAACTTAATGGTAATTGGTTTGTAGAAACTCATCCTTCTATAGATACTGTTTCTGCCACTGTTGTAAATGGTGGCGGTGCAACTGCTGCTCTTACTGGTTCAGTTTCAGGAACAACTCTTTCATTAACATTAACTCTACCAACTCAAACAATATCTGTTTGCAATGGTGACGGCACTTCTACTTCCTACAATGTAGTTGTGCTTCCTACATAATTATATGGCATTTTTTCCTACACCTTTGATATTAAACTCAACCACAGGTCAGTATCGTACTGATGGGGGAGGAACATCATATGATACTAATTTAGGAGATAATACTCATACTAATTTTGCTCATCATTGGCGTACACAATCGTTTTTGGCTGGATCCTCTACAACACTACTCAATCCAAAACCATCATTGGGATGGAATGATAGAGCAACACCAACACCAAATAGTATTACTCCTACCCCTGTATCTGGACCAGCAGGTCGTGATGATCTTGATAATTGGACTTTAGTTAATACTAATGGTAATCCTGAAATTGCTACTTATACAGCATCAGTTACATTTGGAGTTAATAGAGTTAGTAAAATTTCTTTTAAATTTTTTACTGATTTAGATGATGCTGGTGACAGTATTACGATTAGAGTATATGTTAATGATATAATAACTATTTCTTCAATTCATACATGGTCAATTACAGTGCCTACTACTATTACTGGCATTACATTTGCTTCAGGTGATACAAGTCAACTTACAATCGGAATGAGTGTGACTGGCACTGGCATTCGTCCAGGATCATTTATTTCTAATATTGTGAATGGAAATACTATTACTTTGAATAAACCAACAATTAATTCTTCTGGAACGATTCTTATGTTCAGACGTTCGCATGAACTTACTAACATTGACACGCCTGATGGTAATATAGGAAATGGATATCAAATATTCATGGAGTTTAATCACCCAGGGGCGAATACAAGAAATACATGCGATCTTACATTTAGCAACCTAGAATTAGCGAGAGCTTGTGGTAATGTTGTTAAAGTAGAAGTGATACAAGTTTGTAATGATGTCACTCCTGCCAATGATGGCGTCAGCACTTATTGCCAAGTTACCGATGTTGTTGGATTTTAAACTCTATATTTCTTATCAAAAATATATAAATAATCATAAGAACAAATTTATTCTGTTTATAATATAATGAAATATATAGCAATACTATTACTCCTTTTACTTACTCCGTTATATGCAGTTAATCCGATTGATCGGTTAACAGATGCAGAAAAAGCTACATTTTCTCAGGCTTTAAATACACCAAGCGGAACATATCCAGTATTTCAGATTTGGGTACCAACTGGAGTTACTGAAGTTCAGGTAAGAGCATCATTGAATAATTACCAAAGTGCTTTTCATTTCTCAATTCCTTCATCCTTTTTACTAAACTTAAACTATCGCTGTATAGGATCAAAGAATAATAGAAATTATTATGTTGTGGATACTGATCCAACTGATTATTGTTATTGGGATAATACTGGATGGAAATTTGCTAAGTATCCTTCGATTACAATGACTGGAGATTTTATTCATCCATGGAATGCAACTCCATCATTTGGCACATTAACTGAAATTACCGATGATGCGTACCGTTTTTGTTATATGTGGTGTACCACAGGATGGAATACCAGTTCAGGCAATGGAAATCAAGATACATCAGCAGCTTTATGTTATATAGCAAACCAATATGGTAAATATACTAATACCATTAATGGTCTATGGGCTGATAAGGGAACTGCTGGATCACAACAGGCAGATTATATGAAATCTCAATTACTTATATTTGGCACAGATATAAATCATCAAATGCCGTCACAACTCCAACCGGCAGGATCTCCAGGTCATACTATTCTTTTTCAACCTAGCCATGCATCCAATTTGTTCGCTGGATATTGGGGTAATTGGATGGTGCCATCTAATGATCATCTTCAGTGGTCATGCCAATATTGTGATGCAAATGGAGTATGGCAAGTACATCCAGATGGAACACCTTTATTTAATATTATAAGACCTACAGAATGGAGAATATCTCCTTTACTTTTACAAAAAGTCATTCCTTAAATCTTATATATAATATCATACATCCGATAGAGTGATGTATTCAATTCTAAAATAAACAATAATAATAATAATAACTATGAAATTAAGAATACTATTAGCCCTTGCCTTATTTTGCTTACCTTTGGGTGCTCAAAATACTTCCATCTTAGTAAAGCGTGCTGCAATTACTGATGCCAAACAACTCACTAACTTTGATGGGCAATTTAACAAGGGATTGGGAACTGAAAATTATGCTGCTTTAATTGCAGCCAAGGCAGATACATTGCAAACAGAAAATGATTTTTTGGTAGATCTTTATATTGCCGACAAAATAACATCTGCTGCTTTATGTACATATGGAAATGCCATGAATACCTTATCAGATGTTAAACTTACTGCTCTTTTAGATCACATTGGAAATAAATCTACTTATGCATGGATTGATGCTACCTTACTTACTAAAGTACCTTATAAAAAGAATGCTGCTATAACAGCACATGCCGATTTAATTTTAGGACAATTTAATCCATCTGTTATGGAATATTATATCTTGAAGTATAAATTTTTACAAGGTCTTACTTTTCCGAAAGATGTCACAAGCGTTATGACTGTGCCTGAATTGGTATTGCTAACTAAATATCCTATTACTACATCTTTTTATAATATAGTTCGTTCAGAAATTCTATCTCGTTCTATTGGCGCCGTAACAAAAGCTCGTAGAGCTGCCAATAAGGCAAATAATGAAACAGAATTTGATGCTGAAATGGCACCAATTATTGCTGCTCTTAATGCTCCTTTGTGGGCAGGACTTGCAACAGCGGTTTTACCATATAAGATTACTGTTGTGACACCTGACTATACAGATCTAATTTCTCAACTCGAACTTAAGTGTGATCAATTGGATCAAAGAAAAATATCAAAGCTAGATGACTGTTCGGGTTCAATGATTCTCTATAAGGGAACTGAAGGTTATAAGGCTTGGGCAGCACAATACCAATAAGTTACAATATGAAATTATACATCGCGTTATTATTTCTGTTTACACAAATGTTTGTTGGAGCAGAAGGAATAAGTTCTCTCATAGAACAGCGCGATGCTATTAAGGTACAAGCTGATGTTGATGCATTCGACATCAATATGCAAAAAACCCTAGGAGATGGGGTTATGAACACACTATATTCCAACAAGGCTGATACTCTACAAACACAGAGTATCAGCCTTGCGGATATGTATATAAATGATACCTTGGCTCCTACGGGTATTGATTTTATTTACACTGATTTACTTCCTAAAAGTAAAATAGAACTGCTGATTAATCATATGGCAGATAAAAACACATTACTATTTGGTGATGTTAAATTACTATTACACATACCTTTTCAAAATAATAGTAAAATTTTATTACGTTCTCCTGAATTTATGTCTCTCCTTCAACCTAATGACATTGATTACTATAAATTAAAAAATACAATATTAGCACCAAATAACATTGGAAAGACTGTTATTGAGACAATGAGTACATCTGAAATATTACTTATATCAGCCGGTATTTTTATTATACCAACTTATGATAATATTCGTAAAGAATTATTAGCACGCTGTATTTCGACAGTTGTTAAAGCAAGACGAGCAGCAAAACAATCTATAAGAGGTGCTGAATTTGATTCTGCAATGGAACCAATTGTAACTGCAATCAATGCACCATTATTGGTTGGACTTCCTGAGGCGATTCAACCTTATGGAGTTACTATTACTTTACCTGATTATACAGATTTAATTGATACATTAACCCAACTTTGTATTGACATTGATCAACATAAAATTACTAGTATAAAGCCTTATGCTGGATCACTTATCTTTTGGAAAGGTCTTAATAATTACACAGCATGGGTACAACAATACAAATAATTACACTAATAGCTTTATTGACAATCCCAATTTTTGCGGAAGATGTCTCAATAGAAATTCCTATTTCTCCTCCTGCGATAGGTCTTCCTTTAATAGATATTACAGCACCGACTTCATCAGCATCAGCGACATCTATTTTTGATACCCTATATTTGTTTAGTTATTTACCTGAATTAAAAATACCGAATCAAGTATTAGTTGGTTATAATACAGTCAATCTTGATTCAGGTGATCCATCTGTAGTTGATACAAATATATCATCTCTTGGCATTCCTGGATCCTATAATGGAAGTGGCACTACTAATAATACAGTAATATCAAAGGCATATGCAGTTAGCATGTTAATACCTCAATTACCAGTTTACTCTACTCTTTACATAGCCAATCCTAATCTTGCTATTAAGTATACCGCATTTATGGCAAAATGGTATATATGGGATCCCCCATCTGGATGGTTTTTAACTGATCTAAAGAATAGAACAATTCAGGCAGAGGCTGATGGCAATATAGAAGAAAGAGATAAATTATTTGCAATTTATAAAACTTGGGCTGATAAATATCTTATTCCCGGGCAACCATATTATAATCAGCAAGCTGAATAATATATAAATAGTAATATGGCACGCCCATCCTCACGACAAGAACTTATTGACTATTGCCTCCGCTCTTTGGGTGCACCGGTAATTCAGATTAATATTGATGATGATCAGATTGAAGATAGGGTTGATGAAGCTATTCAATTTTATCAAGAGTATCATTCAGATGCTGTTGTACGAACTTTTGTAAAACATCAAGTTACTCAGGAAGATTATGATAATAATTACCTAACAGTACCAGATGATCTTATATCTGTATTCAGAGTACTTAATATCAACTCTGGTGATGCAGCTGATATGTTTGGTGTAAAATACCAGATGTTTCTAAATGACCTATATGGATTAAGAAATCCAGAATCTTTGGTGAACTATGAAATGACCAAGCAATATCTCGGTTTGATTGAAATGAGCTTAACAGGTATGTCCCAGCAGATTGTATTCACGAGACATATGGATCGTTTGGTAATTGCGGATGATTGGAAGAAGCTGGTCAAGATTGGGAGATATATCATTATTGAGGGATATCAAACTATAAATCCTGAGAATTATAGACAAGTGTATAATGATATGATGCTGAAGAGATATTTGACGGCATTGCTGAAAAGGCAATGGGGAGAAAACTTGAAAAAATATGGGGGTGTTGCTTTGCCTGGAGGTGTTACTATAAACGCGAGAGAAATTTATGATGATGCAAAAGCGGATATAGAAAAGCTTGAACAAGACTTTATGGATAGATTTTCGTACCCGCCAGATTTTTTCGTGGGCTGAAGATTTACTCCCCATTGTTTCTTATAAATAGATTCATATGGATGACAACAAAGAACTAGATGAGAATGAAAATTATGTGTTGAATTGTATTAGATCCGAAACACCAGTTAGACACATAAAATATAAGAGACACCTGCCAAATCCAAATATCGAAAAGATATTTAGAATAGCTCATAACATAACAGAAGATCCTGTTTGTGTTACTTGTGGAAATATAGTTAAGTTTTCTAAAATTTCTAGAGGTTATAAGAAAAGCTGTAGTAAATCTTGTTGGAAAATTAATAATAATATTCGCATGTGTGAACAAGCCAATATTAATAATATAGAAAAAGCTAGACTAGCAAATGAAAAACGCGATAGTATAATATTAGCTAATAGTGAATCTTGGGTTTATGATTATATTAATACAGATTTAACTATAAGTGATATTGCTAAAAAACATAATGATACTCTCACTAATGTTAGAGAATTTTTGAATAAAAACGGATATACTAAAAAGTATTCTAAATTGAGTATATCTAATACAAATAGACATATTAATAATCTAAAATATGCACATGATAAATTAGATGATGTTAGCTATGTCGCTTCTATGGTTACTGAAGGTTATAGTGGTGTCGATTTCGCCAATGAACTTGGTTGTTCTCCTAATCATGTATGCGAGTATTTAAGAAAAGCAGGAAGACCATTAATAAATGATGGATTGATATCATCAATAGAAAAACGATTACTGAAACAACTTGAACTATATAATATTAATTGCGTATCAAATTCGAGATCTATTATAGCACCATTAGAACTTGATATTTACTGTCCAGATCATAATATAGCTATTGAGGTAAATGGTATATACTGGCACAATGCAGATAAAAAAGATAAAAATTATCATCTCAATAAAACTAAGCTATGTGAAGATAATAATATTCAGTTGTTGCATGTAACTGATGCCGATTTAAATTGTAATTCAAATAAGATTATATCAATGATTAAATCTAAGTTTGGTATATTTGATATGAAAATAGGTGCTAGAAAACTACATGTAGTAAAGTTAGAAAACAAAGAATATTTTGATTTTTGCAATGAAAATCACTTACAAAATAAATGTGGTGCAGTTGTAAAGCTTGGTTTAAAAGATAAAGACGGTCTTCTATATTCTATAATGTCCTTTTCAAAATCTCGATATACAAATCATCAATATGAAATGATAAGATTTTGCAATAAGTTGAATAGCACTATTATTGGCGGTTCGTCAAAATTATTTAAATATTTTCTCAAAGAGTATAAACCTGAATCAATAGTGTCTTATTGCGATAGAAAACTATTTAATGGTAAAATGTATTTTGATTTAGGATTCAAACACTCTCACGATAGCGCGCCGGGTTATTATTGGATTAATCAAATGGGGGATTCTTTATCTAGATATCAAACCCAAAAACATAAACTTAATACCACTTTAACTGAAGATGCATATATGAAAAGTAAAAATTATCATAAAATCTTTGATTGTGGTCAGAAAGTTTTCACATATTCATCTATATAAATACTATTATGAAGTATGACCCGGTTTCATTTCTTGCCCAATCCAAATTAAAAGATCTAGGTTTCTATACTGGTCCTCTTGATGGTATTTGGGGTCCTGTATCTTTGGCTGCTACTACTGCATGGGTTCTATCACAAAAACCCGATATAGAACCAGCTCCCATAGTAACAGATTCTACTTTAGATTCCAGAACTATATCTATAATTGCTACATTAGATCCTAAGGCTCAGGCAAAAATTAGGAATTTTATGTTGCTTGCAAGACCTATTGCCGCAACATTTGGATGTGCATATAAACTCATTAGTGGTTATAGAACATGGGAACAACAAGCAGCTTTATATAAAGCATGTCAGAATGGTGGTGCTCATGCTGTTCCTGCTGGATATAGTATGCATAATTTTAAACTTGCTGTTGATGCGGGAGTATTCCGTATTACTGATGGAAAATATCTAGATGATGGTACTAATTCCGAACAAGCTATTGCAGAAAAAGTTCATCTTGCATGTTCTAGATTAGCCCCGCAATGTGGTCTGATGGCTGGTGCAACATGGACGGGAAGAAGTAATGATCAACCACATTATCAAATTGATATTGGTCATGCAACTCCAACAGATGCAGATAGAGCTAAGTTTAAGGCTCTTGGGAGTCTATTATAAATAATATCAATGGCTCGCAATGTTTATTTTTCTAATAATGTAAAGTCTGAACAAGATCTCTATGAAGATCTTGTTATTGAATCTATTGGGATTTATGGACAAGATCTCTATTATATTCCCAGAACTATCATTGCAAAAGATTTGATTCTCAATGAAGATGTAATCTCAAAGTTCACAAATTCATTCAAGATTGAAATGTATATCGAATCTGTTGATGGATTCGAAGGGGACGGAAAATTAATCTCAAAGTTTGGTTTGGAAATTAGAGATCAGGTAAACTTGTTAGTGTCTCGCCGTAGATGGAATACTCTTGTTGGTAGATATCTACCAGATCTTTCCAATCGACCAAGAGAAGGCGATCTTATCTACTTTCCAATGGCATTTTCCCTATTTGAGATTAGATTTGTAGAAGATAAAAAACCATTCTATCAACTTGGATATATACCAACTTATAAAATTGTATGCGAACTATTCGAATATTCTAATCAAGATATATCAACAGGTATTGATGAAGTAGATGATGTACAAAGAGTTCTATCGGAAGTACATCGTGCATATATTTCTTTCGCGGCTGCAACGATTCATGATATAGATGATATGTTGGTCATAACACTTCCATCAGGAATTACCGGAATGACCAAGCTTCTTCATTATGAACAGACATCAGAAGGATTGCTTGCAAGCTTTTCCACTCTATCATTTAATGATGGGAAAGTTTATGACTTAGTAATTGGTACTACCTTTACAGGAATGAATGGTGCAATATCAACAATAAGTCGAGTTATTGGATTAGGAGATCGTTTCATGGCTGAACCAGCTGATCCAGATACAGTCTTATTTAATAATGATGCATTTGCTCAGAATGCCTCATTTGAAAATGCAGCAAATGATATTTTAGACTTTTCAGAAACAAACCCCTTTGGAGAATAGATTATGTTAGGAACTGATTATTTTTATAATGGAAGTGTTAAGAAAGTTATTGCTATCTTTGGTAGTATTTTCAATGATATGTCAATCGCCAAAGTGGTTGCTGGAAAATCAGAAGGTATTACAAGAGTTCCTTTGGCATATGGTCCAAGACAAAGATTTCTTGAAAGACTTCCAACAGATGATCCAAATAAGATTACTCACGTAGCATTAAGAATGCCTCGTATGTCATTTGAAATTACTAGTATTGCATATGATGCTTCTACAAAGTTAAATCGACTTAATAGTACAACATATCCAGAAGGCGCTGCAACAAATGATTATAATAGAATATATCAAGCAACTCCTTATAAAATAGGAATACAACTTAGTATTCTTTCTCATCATCAAGATGATGCTCTTCAAATATTTGAACAGATCCTGCCATATTTTAATCCTGAATATACTGTTACCGTCAAGGATATGGAATATATTGGATCATTGACAGATATTCCTATAGTCTTAACCAATACAAGTTTTAGTGATGATTACACTGGAAGTATAGAAGGATCTCAGCGAGTTATAATTTATACATTGGATTTTGATGTTCGTGTTAAGTTTATTGCTGCATCTCCTCCAGTTGGATTGATTAAATATGTGGATTGTGAATTGTTTGATAGAGAACCAGAAGTCGCCATTCATCCTATTGAAAGCGTAGAAACTCGCGTGGGGGATATAGTTAATGATACTCCATCTGATTATACAGTTGTATATGAAACCTTTGGGTTTTTAGAGTGAAAAAGATAGGGATAATATAAATAGAATTGTTGTAGTTCGCGGATCGGCAAATCCCAACTACTTTACATAATATCAATTAAACACAATATGCAACATAAAATATATATACAGGGATTTATAGAAACAGATCCGTTCTTTTACATTATTCGCCAAAAACAAACAGGGATGTTATATGCTGGATCTAAATGGAGTCAAGAGGTAAGACAACCATGCAACTCTTCTACATTCATGACTGAGGGTGGATATCCGACATCGTGTAAAAGAATCAAGGGGCTTATTAATTTATATGGTCTAGATTCTTTTGAAGTTATGAGAATACGACATTTCTCGACCGGGGCAGAAGCTTATGCATATGAAACTAGATTTCTAAGAAAGGTGAAAGCTAAGAGAAACCCAATGTTTTATAATAAACATGATAATAATTCTCTTATTAATGAATTTAATACTAAAGGGATGATTTGGTATCACAGGGGAGAAGACAAGAAAATGTTTTATCCTGGGGAGATAATACCTACTGGATGGATTAAAGGATCTCCTCATAAAATAGGAGAGTGTGGTAAAGGGAAAGTATACTATCACGATGGAAAAATATCAAGAAGATTTTTCGAAGGAGAACAACCTGATGGGTGGATAAAAGGTAATTTAGGAGTCAGAGGAGAGAAGAATGGGTGCTTTGGAAAGAAATCTACCGTATCTGGTTGCAAATGTTTTACAAATGGAATTGACTGTTGTTATATTATGGATGATGATATTATACCAGAAGGATTCTATTTGGGGGTTACAGATAAATTTAAACAAAGACGGAGTGAATTAACAAAGGGTTCTGCTAATCCTAGGTTTGGTACTAGAGCATATAATAATGGAGTTATAGTTAAACATTTTATTCCTGGAACAGAGCCGGTAGAATTTATTATAGGAGTTTTACAAAAATGGTATAATAATGGTAGTATAAATAAATTATATATACCCGGAACAGAGCCGGTAGAGTTCACTATAGGATCAAAAAATGAAAAAATCTAAAGAAGATATGTTGGCATCTCTTACTGCGAACACTCCGACAGAGTTGTTGCCTATTGAAGTAGTTCCTGAATACACAGGTCCTTCTCAAGAGGACATCATGAAGGATACTGAAGAGGATTATTCTTTTGCCAGAAATCATATGAAAAAACTTGTTGATGTATCCGACGAGGCAATAGCAACAATGCATGCTTTATTAGTCGATTCAGAATCGCCTCGTGTGGCTGAGGGTTTAGCTCTTCTTATAAAAAATGCCGCAGATATCAACAATAATCTTATGATTCTTCAAAGGGATCGTAAGAAACTTATTCAAGAATTACCAAAGGAATTTAATACTCCAGGTATTAATGTAGGAGGTTCTGTGACAACAAATAATAATTCGATCTTTGTTGGTTCTACAGTAGAGTTACAGAAGTTTTTGAAAGAACAACAGAAAGCTATTGATGTATGAAAATAATTGAGAGATCTATGTCAGGAAAATCTTTAATTGTGGTTGATGTTCAGCCAGAATATAAAAAATTCATGCCATCAAAATTGGTGGACAATCTTATAAGATATATAAATGAGAACTTTGATAAGTTACATCAGGTTTTCTTTTTATATAATGGGGAAGACTTGGGGATGATATTTGAAGATGATTATAAATATTGGTTGCTTGAAAATGGTTTGGATGAAGGGATCATAGACCATTTTCAATTTTTTGATAAAGGTTATGCTTTTTTTAGAAATATTATGGATCAGGGTTTTGATGATGATGCTATTGAGGTTCTTATTCAATATATGATAAAGCATAAAATAACAGATTCTCGTGATATGGACGATGGTGATTGGGATTCTTATTTAAAAGAAAAAGATTCAGATGTGGATGTGAAAGAGTTTATCAAAGATAATGAGGATTCGATATACATACCAGAACTTGTTGATTTTTTGAAACCTATTAATAATATTGCATTATGTGGTGGTGGTGTTGATGAGTGTTTAAAAGAAGTAGAATTCGTATTGAATGCTCTTAAAAAACCATATGAATTAATTAAACGATATACTTATTGATATATGATCTTCGATAACCAAAAAACTAAAGAGAATGCCTATAATGGTAATCTCAATGTGAAAAAAGATGGAGTAAATATAGACTTTACTGCTGAGCAAGTTGCAGAGTATGTAAAGTGTATGAATGATCCATGTTATTTTATATGTAATTATGTCAAGATTATAAGTTTGGATGATGGCCTTGTATATTTTAAATTAAGAGGTTATCAGGAAAAATTAATTAAACATATCACTGAAAATAA